TTTATTTAAGAGACGATAATATTAGTTGCTGCTGCATTCATATCAGTATCAAGGAAGAGTTCCTTCGAAACAAGGTTGTTAGCAGGAATATTATACATCGCAGTATAACGCTCTTGTTTGGACAGTTGTTCCGTAGTATTACGAAACGTGAGATCCTGAGTAGCCAAACAGCCAATCTTGGAAATAGAATGAACCATCTTTCCAGCGACACCTCCAGCAAGATCGTCCTTCAACAACATAGCACACCCAAAATGTCGCACCCGGGCGACAAGACAACCTTGAAGGTATGTCAAACCCGCGACTGCAGTAGTAGAATCCATCTTCATATTCATACCGATCGAAACACGAATTGTGCGGCGAGCACCAGAAGCGAGTTGAAACTTCTTCACACTCAAGGACTTCCAATAATCCTTAATGGCGGAAACGTTATTACCAGGATCACGTTTGATCCATGGCAACAAACCATTAGAAGCACCAAAGTTTAAGGCAACCGTAGGAGCTACACCAACGGCAGGCAAAGTAATCGCAACATCAGGAGCTGTAATAGGCGCTATATATTCATTATCATGCCATATTCCTGGCAAGAAAGTGGTCGAGTCTGTACATTTGTGAAAATCAATGATTATATGCGACGGATGGTCAGAAAGATTCACAATTTCCATGGTGAGAGTCACATGTTGCAAAACAAATGAATCAAGCGAAGGTTTAGTCAAGGCGCCATAACGAACGCCGGCTGGAACGCCCTGAATAGGATTCAAAGAAAACCAGCCCTTCGCAGATTGACCTAGCGTAGGAGTGCCAACCACATCAGTGGTCCATTGTGCAGCAGCGCCAATAATAGCAAAGTAGTCTTCAGCAACAACACCTTCAGTGCTTGTACTAACAACAGAATCATTACGATAATGATGCGTCTTAAACCCGATCATCTTAACAGGTCGGGCAACTTTCAAAGAATAACGCACCATACTTACAACATTGTCTGATCCGACACCATCACTTGCAGATTCCTTTCGTTCATTGGTCAATGTACGGGTGCTTGAACCGGAACCGCCCAAACCAAGTCTTTGGGCAAGTCCAGGAAAAGGACGACTGCCAAAGATTTGTTTTCGTTTTTTCTTAAACAATTTCGAACGGCTTAACATACCACCGTTATAAGCACTAGAGCCTCCCATTCCAAAAATAGTAGAATTCATATTTATTAGGTAAACTATCTTCTCAGCCATGTTCGAGCACGTCGAAGAGCATATCTCATACTTGGCTGGTTATGGGTGGCGTTCCTTCGGAGTGTAAGCTGCGTCCGAGCTCTAAGTCCGGTGCGCATTCGACCAACACGGGATCTGATGTAATGACCGAGCACGCGCTCTTGCAATTCAACCGGTAACCGACGAACATTGAAAGACAATTGCTGAGCAGCAGCAGCACGTTGTAAGGGAGTTGGTCCATTACGTGGGGTTCTAAACATTATTTATTAAAGGAAACTCTGTAACATCCAAACGTCGCATTAAAGCTTCTATAGTTCCGACGTCAGCGTCGGGATACCATAACGTTGGACAGAGGTTAGAGGTGATCCAGATCTTTTCCGCGCAGAGCGGTCTGCTCGAGCCTTTGATTTCAACACGTACCGGATAACGGTCAAGCCATCTGAGAATATGGGAGATGTCGATTCCTCCACGAAACTCGTCAATGACAACATTTTGTTCACCCTGGTAACCACACCAAAACTTGGATCGGGGATCCTTAGAATAAGCTCCCATTCCTGCTTCGTCCCAGGCACGCCTAGACTTTCCAGTTCCAGTTGTGCCATAATAGACGGAACAGGTTCTAAGAATTCCAATAGGCGCATCGTGATCTGCCGCAATTGCGCGAAGGGTGCGATAACTGACCACGCGAACATTTGCTGGGATTGCTGAGAGATCTCCTTTCTTGGCACTGGTCCAAACGGACTCCCAATCGAGCTTAGAGTTTCGACAGATGGGCTTCGCACCAAATTCAAATTGAGTTCCGGGTACGCGAGTAAGTTCTTTCCAGACGTAGTCATTCGCTGCGGCGGACTTGGTGAGCTCGGCGTGACTGCCGGGAAAACGGGTGAGTAGTCCGGCGAGGCTGGATTTTCGCACAAGGGCCAAACAGATCTGCCAATGAAGATATCCTCCTTCGGCACCTTCTTCTTGTTGACCGCGAATCCAGCTGAGTCCGTCGGGGAGTTCGGTGGGCATGGTGTAACTTGAAATGGGGATGGTGAGCATCCAAAAGATTCCTTGGCGGCGGGACATGTATTAATCATTGTTTATTTTGGTGAAAAACGATGCTCTTAAATAAACAACATGGCTGTGTGGTGGCTGTGAGGCGGGTCTTTTTCGTCCGACGAAAAAAAACGCACGGGCACGGGTCTGAGAACGGAGAACCGAGTCTAGTAAGTAATACTTAGACTCGATTCTCACCCGTTCTTTTTCATAGGAATTTACGTAGCGCGGCTTCGCCCATTGACCCCCCTAACCCCCAAGGGGGAATATTGACTATAACGTGTATTTATTTAAGAGACGATAATATTAGTTGCTGCTGCATTCATATCAGTATCAAGGAAGAGTTCCTTCGAAACAAGGTTGTTAGCAGGAATATTATACATCGCAGTATAACGCTCTTGTTTGG